ATGCCTTCTCCTCCAGGGCGCGGAACTCTCGGATTGCAGCATCAATATTGGAGTTGAAGCAGGCGGGGTTGTCGTTCAGGGCGTCGAGGCGCGAGATAAATGCCCGCAGCCGCTCGATCTCGGCTCGGTCGCCGTCAAGCGCAGCAGGAAGCTCGCGCATCACATCGGCCAGGCCACGTAGCAGCCCGGCGTCGAAGTCACTGTCCACTTGCTTGGCAGCATCCTCTAGCAGCTTGGCGTAATCCTTGCCCTGGCTGCAGATGAGCTCAATGCTGTTCGGCATGCTGCTTCACCTTCTTCACCGCCATGGCGTGGCCGGTGACGGCATCGTCCCAGGTGGAGTAGCGCCACATGTGGCCGTCGAGCTCGCCGCCGAAGATCATGGTTTCGAAAATCAGCGGTGGACCCTTGCCGAATAGGCGATGCTCGACACCAATGCAGACCGTGCTGATATCCACGTCGCCCACGCTGTCCTTGCCCACCCAACGATTGATGCCGGCATTCTCAAACCAACGGCCCCAAGTGAGCACGTCGGCCTTGACCACGCGACGATCGTCGCCGACGAGGACGTAGAACAGGTGGCGCTGTTTCAATGCAGCCTCGGCTCGTCGCGCGGTTGGTTTGGCACCAGCGGCTGCTCGTTCAATTCTTCGCGCATGCGGCGCACATAGTCGGCGCCGATCGCGTGCATTTCAGCCTTCATCTTCTCGCGGGCAAGCGCCTGCTGATACTCGGCCATCGCCCACATGATGGCGAAGCCAATCTGGATGCCGGCGCAGAACCACAACGAGTCACGCACCCAGTTGTCGTAGATGAGTGCGAGCGCGCCCAGCATGATCGCGAGCGCGACGTTGATCGCGATGTTTGCTCGGTTACCGAGCCAGAATGTGCAGAAGCGCCGCCACATCGGTGCAGGCTAACACGCGCCGTGACATGTGACTAGCCTCGGATGGGTCCTCCTGCCGGGGTTGGAGGCCGGCGGGAAACGTAGCTTCTCCCTGAAGCACCGTCCCGACCCCCGCCGGCCACTCTTAGCGATGCCGAGCCTGGGCGCCGACGTGGGGCCGCGCCGACTTGCCCTCGTCCTCGTCGTGGTCGTCGTCGGCCTTGCTGGCGCCGGTCGCCGCCTGCTTGGCTTCCTTCTCGGCATTGTCGAGTGCAATCACCTGCAGGTTGGCTTCGCCCTCGGTGGGGAAGGTGTGCAGGATGTTGCCCTTGTCGTCGGCGACGACAAAGTTGCCAGTATCGGTGGCCTTGTGGACGCTGTGCTTGCTCATGTGAGCCTCCGGTGGTTGGTCGGGACAACGCAACAACGCACGGGAGACTAGCACGGTTCAGGCGTCGGCGAGATTGAGCCGCTTTTCGATCCGGCTGATGCGCATGTCCATGTTGTCCATGCGCGTGCTGATCAGCGAGAGTGCCGTCACCAGCAGCGCGGCCTGCTTTTCCAGGAGGCCCACGCGATCGGTCAATGCCTCGATGCGCTCTATCGAGCGATCAAGCTTGCTATCGATGTTGCGCAGGTAGCGCAGGACAAGATTGTCAGGTTCATCGGTCATCGGGCGATCCTATCACATGCCGTGGTTCAGGGATAGCCGACCTCGGTCTTGCGCAATTCGGATAGCACCTCCAGCGAATGCCAGCCGGTGTCCAGCCAGGTGACGCGGGCGAGCGCGCTGTTGTGGATGGCCTCGATGCGGGCGTGGTGGCGCGGGTCGTCCTGGCGATGCACGATGTCGCCAAGCTCGAGGTGCAGCCAGGGAATGTCCCAGTAGTGTTGTGCGATCATCTTCATGGCTGCTCGATCAGCATGCGGTAGGCCTGTTTCCAGACCTTGCGCGGCACGGCGCGCGACGGCACGCGGGTGATACGGCCATCATAGGCGGCTGGCACCAGCGACCACGCCAGCATGTCACCGCCCCTGCGGTTGAGCTCGGCAATGTAGTAGTGGCCTAGAATTAGGTCGGAAATGAACACGACACTTTGCTCCTCTGGTTTGCCCGACAATTGCAGATTTATCACGCTGCGTGATAACCGTCAAGGGAGGCGCCTGTGCCTGACTATGGTTATGGCGGCGGCGGCAACGGAAGCCCGTTGAGCCTGTACTCGATGCTGTACCGCACGCCCGGTCAGCCCGGTTATGGCTATGGCCAGCAGCCGCAGCAGTCGCAGATGTTTCCGCAACGCGCGCCGCAGCAGGTGCCGTGGTGGGCGCAGATGTTCTGGAACAAGCCCGACCAGGCGCAGGACCCGGACAAGAAGAACGACAAGACGCAGCAGCAGCAGGCAATGCAGATGGGCCAAGCCGGCCTGCAGATGCTGCAGCCGCGCCAACCCACCCACACTGGGCCCTATCCCTGGATTTAGGAGATAGCCATGGCCAATACCTATGACGCCCAAATGGAGCAGGCCGAGGGCCCCGCCGATACTCCCGACGAAGAACAATCGGAACAGGGCCAGGGCAAGCAGCCGCAGCAGGCCGTCAACTACCGCATGGGCAACCCGCAGCGCTCGTGCGGGCTGTGCGGAAATTTCACCGGCAGCAGCGGCGACAACGCCTTCCAGTGCGCCACCGTCGACGGCGACATCAGCGCCTACGGCTATTGCGACATCTACCAGCGCCAGGACAATCCCTTCCTCGCCGGCACGCAGGAAGGCTTCGATGCCGGGGCCGAGGGCGAGGCAGCCAGCGAAACCCCCGCGCCCACCGATCAACCCGATGCCCCCGCGCAGGGCGGCCTGCAGATCGGCAATCGGCGCTACGCATGAGGCCGCACAACACGCGCAAGCAATTCGATCGCGTGTGGCCATGGCTCGATGCCTCGCTCGCCTCGTTCGGCCGCACCCACACGATGGCGCAGGTGTGGGAGCGCATCTATCACGGCCACGCCATGCTGTGGCCGAGCGACAACGCCGTCATCCTCTCGGAATGCATCCGGCATCCGATCGGACTGAAGAGCTGCAACGTATGGCTTCAAGGCGGCGGGCTCGAGGAGCTCAAGCTCATGCATCCCGAGCTCGAAGCATGGGCGCGCGACAACGACTGCCAGCGCCTGATCGCATGGGGCCGCGATGGCTGGCTGCGTGTGCTCGATGGCTGGCACTCCTGTGGCACGCGGCGCGCCAAGTGGCTCACCGACGTTCCTGATCATCTGCGAGAAACCATGGTTCGACGGGGCTCACCATGAGGATGATCATCCGCGATGATTGGGTGCCACTGCGATGCTGCTGGGGCGGCAGCACGTCGGGCGACAGTGGCGGCAGCGGCGCCACCACCGGCGGCGGCGACTGGGGGAGCTCGGGCACCTACGACGCATCGGGCTTCAACGCGGGCGGCGATTTTAACACCGGCGCGTGGGGCTCGGGCGGCTTCGATGCCACCGGCCAGGCAATGACCGGCGGCGGCGACTGGGGAAGCTTCAGCGCCTACAACGCCGCCAGCGGCAATGTGCAGGACCCCAACAACATCAACACCGACCTCGGCCGCGCCTTCGATACGCCCTACCAAGGCGCCACCACCGGCGGCGGCGACTGGGGCTCGTTCGGAACCTACAGCGCAGGCGACCAAGGCAGCGGCCAGGGCGCCGGCTACCAAGGCGGCAGCAGCAGTGGAGGTGGCGGCTTCTACGGCAGCGGCAGCGGTCTGTACGGCGGAACTGTCGGCGGCAGCAACCAGGGCGGCTCGCTGTTCGGCCAGCCCGACAGCGAAAGCGAGAGCGACTACGGCGGCGGCGGTGGTGGTGGCGGTGGCGGCGGCGGCGGCCGCAGCGGTGGCGGCGTGTTTTCCGGTGGTGGCGGCGGCCGCAGCAGCAGCAGCAGCAGCAGCAGTCGCAGCAGCGATATTTCTTCCTTCAGTTCCAAGTCTGGCGACATCATCGGCAAGAGCAACGTCGTCTCCAGCGTCAACGAACCGGACTTGACGGACCAACTGTCGGCACCACCGAGCGCAGGGCGCGGTGGCGGCGACCCGGAATACTCGGAGGGCCCACCGTCTGGCGATCAGCCATCCAGCGACCAGCCGAGCGAGCCGGAGGGCGGCGGCAAGCCGCAAGCAGAAACCTCGCAACCGACGCAAACCGAGAGCAAGCCGGAAGGCCTCGCCCCGCTCGCTGCGGCGATGCAAAACCTCACCCAGGATGAAAGCCAGCGCAGCGAAGCGCCGCCGGTATCAGTCGCGCCCCCGGACGGGGAGGCGCCTGCATCGACGCAGCAGCAGCAGCAGCAGCAGAGCGTGTTCGATACCGGAACGCGCGGCGTAGACTACGCGCAGCAAAGCTCGCGCACCAGTGACTACGGCTACGACATGCCGACGAGCTATCAAAATGTCGATACCCTTTCTGAGCAATATGGTGAGCAACCACTCGGCACAGATTTACCAAGCGCGGGTTCCCAGTTTTGGGCCAACGTCGTTAATCAAAATCCTAATGCTTTTGCCAACGCACCCAGTGCGTATGATTGGGCATCCAATCTCGCCAATACCATTTCTAATTGGGCTGTAAATCCGGCTGCGCCCTACGCCACGCAACTCAACCCCGACGCTTTTCAATTTCAGGAGGCGGGGCGGCAGGACTCGCTAGTGCCCACCGACACCTTCGCCTCGCGCTTCGGCGACTGGCAGGCACCACCGAGCCGGGACTTCTCCGATCTCTACGATGCCGGCCCGCCAATCAGCAATCAGGTGTATCAGGACCTGTACGAGGCGGGCCCGCCACCAGCGCCGCCGCAGATCATCGAGGTGGAAACTCCGCAGCCGCCGTACATGCCCACGGCGCGCTTCGAGGAGCTCAACCAGCCAACGCAGCAGGACACGTTTGCTTCGCGTTTCGGCGAGTGGGGCGCGAAGACGCCGGACGAGGCACCGCCAGTGACGGCACGGTCGCCCGAGGTGGAGGCGCCGCCGGCACCGCCACCCACGGAGCAGCAACAGCCGCAGCAAGCGCAGCAGGCACCGCCACCACAAGAGGCACCGCCGGCACCGCCACCGCAAGAGGCACAGCAAGCACCGCCGGCACGCGAGCAGCCACAAGCCCCTCCACCGACAGAGCAGCCGCAAGCCGCGCCTCCGCTTGAACAACCCGACGTGTCGCAACAGCCTGGCATGCCGCCGCGCGGCGTGGCCGATGTGCGCTCGCTGCCGTCGTTGCTCGACATGCTCTCCCCCGGCAGCGCACCGCCGATCAGCGTGGCGCCGCCGACATGGACAGCACCAAACCAGCAGCAGACCGGCTCGACCGGCATCACCATTCCCGGCCGACAAGCGGCCACCCTGCCGCCCGGCACATTCCCGCCAGCCGTCGCGCCCGCGCCGCCAGGAACACCGCCAGGGTTCTATCCGTCAGTGGGAAACCAGAACTACGAAACGGCATGGGATTTCAATCTGCCGGGACAACCGCCAGTGACGGCACGGTCGCCCGCAACAGAGCCGCCGCCTGCTCGACCGGATGACATTCCGTCGCTGCCGCCGCAGTTGGGAGGAGGCATCAAAGGCACCTACGACGCGCCGCCGTGGCAGGGAGCAACCACCGGCGATCGTTATCTGTCGGATGTCTATGACCGCACGTCCCAGAAGAAAGACAGCGGCGGCGATTTCACGTGGAAAGATGCAGCCGCTGCGCAACGCTTCGGCATGGACACAAAACAATATGCCATTGGTGGCCTCGACCGCGACTTCAAGACCGTCCTCGAAGCCATTGGCAAAGCAATGGACAAGGACGGCATCAACTGGTCGATCAGCGCGGCCTATCGCGACAATTATCGGCAATCGATCACAGAAGGAAAGGTCAAAGCCTCGGAGACAGGTTCGTGGCATGGCGGCACCGGCCGCATTCCCCAGGAGGGCCGAGGCGGTGGCGTTTTCGGCACCTCGGGAGGAACAACTTACGGATTAGGCCGAGCGGTGGATGTGACAGGTAGTCGTAATGACCGGAGCGATAACCGATCGGTCTGGAATTTCATCGACAAGAACGGTTCAAAGTTCGGCGTTGGTCGTGTTCTTGGCGAACGCGATCCCCCGCATATTCAACCGACCGGAAACTTCCGCGAGCTCGCAGCTAAAATCCGTCAGGGCTTCGATCCGATGACGGGGAAATATCAAACATCGGACGGCAAGCCCGATCCGAATTACGCGCGCAACCAAGAACAGCAGGATCGAGCGCAGCGTGACGCCGAGCAAGGCGGCGCACCGCCCGCTCAACAGCAGCAGGGCGCGCAACCGACGCCGGGACAACGGAGCGAGGCACCGGCACTACAGGACGAACGCACGGCGCAGGTAGAGCAACCGAGCCTCACCGGCTCGCTGCTCAACCTGCTCTCGATGTTCAATCCCATCAGCACGGCAGAAGCGCGCGGCGCGCGAGGACCATCGCGCGATGAACAGGCCGCGATCCAACTCGCCAGACAGGGCAACAGCCTCGGCGGACAACCCGGCCGCAGTGTCGTCGGCAATAAGATATTCACATTCTACGGCCCCGGCGCGAGCGGACTGAAGGGCACGGAAGGCCCCATGATCGGGTCGAGAGGAAATGCGTTGACGACCCTCGATGATGTTCGAAACGGCGCAAAAGTTGTCTCGCTTGCTGGTACTCCCAATCAATTTGGTCAGAGGGTATTCGTCGGGGATATTACCTATACAAGCCCGATTGATGGCAAAACCTATACCTTGAATGATGTTTGGGGCCGCGTTGATGACACCGGCGGCGAATTCAGAGGGGGTAGAAATCCCGACAATAATCAGTACGATATTGCGGTCGGAGATTTCAGCCATGGATGGAACGACACAACTGCTGGCCGGTTTGTTGCTGGCAACAGAGTTGACGCTGCGCGCGGCGCCTCCAGTTTCGATACCGCTGGGTTTTTGCCATCTGATGAGGCCGTCGCCGCCAGGCAACCCTCGGAGCCGCCACCCGGTCTAGCCGAGGGCGGCAAGGCCAAGAAGGGCAAACCCTACATCGTCGGCGAGGAGGGCCCCGAGCTCTTCGTACCCAACGAGAGCGGCACCGTCGTGCCGAATGCGCAGTTCTACTTGCCACAGCGCGGCAAAGCCAATTGGCCGCAACTGCAGTCCCAGGACTATCCCGGCCGCTGGGAGAGCCTGGGTCGCAGGATGCGAGTGCAAACCGAGCTCGGCGATGATCCAATGTATGGCCCCGGCGGCCTGCTCGACCTGATGCGCGCGGCACCGCTGCGCATCAATCCGGCGGCGTGGGAGCGCTTCCTGCGCGAGCAGCCGCCCTACACCCACATCGAGGATCGGCGGCTCTACGATCCGACGATGCAGCCGCCAGGTTCCTGGCCCTACTGAGGAGGCGCGCATGCCCGGTCCCGGCGCTCAGATCAACAGCCTGATGGACATGATGCAGCAGCCGCAGGCGCCGCCGCAGCAGCCGCGTCAGTACGGTTCGTGGGATCAAGACCTCGCCTACTACATGCAGCCGCAGGTGCCGCTCTATTCCGGCGGCGGCGTCGGCATGGCCACGCCCGGCGGCGGTGGTGGCGGACAAGGCGGCGTGTTCAGCCCGCCAGCGGATATGGCAAGGTATTTTGACCAGTACGGCGGCTACAAGATTGACGACCCGCGCACGGTCGCGGCCGACGCCGGCATCAGCATGTCGCAATTGGCCAGCAGCCTGCTACCACGCTACGGCAGGGAGGCGGGAGAGTACGCCGGTCAGGGCTACAGCTACCCGAGCGACAAGGGTGGCTTCTTCACCATTCAAGACGTGTTCAACCAGAGCGGCACGCCGACGCAGGTGCCGGGCATGGGACCACAGCGACCAGGCGGGCCATCTGCCAACACGGTGACGCAGCGCCTGGGCGGCGTGGCCCTGCCGTCGATCGCCACCTTCAATGCGCAAATGCCCTCGACCAACAACTGGCGGCTGCTCGGCATGGGGCCAGGCTGGATCATGCGCAACGGGCAACTGATCGACACGCGATCGAGCGGCGTGCGCTGGGGCGGTCCTGCCGGATACACGCCTAGCGGCGGCAATAGCGGCGAGCAGTCCATGCCGGCGATCGGCACCGGCCTCGGCACCGGCGTGGGATATGGCGTGCCCAACAAATTGCAGGCGGGCCTCGGACAGCCTGTCACGTATGGCTGGCCAGGCGCAGCGCAGTGGTGGCACGACCCCGGCGCGACGCCCGACGCCGGCCTCGGCGGGTAGATCACGGCTTTGTAACGGAGCGTAACAATGCCAAGAGCGTCGCAGGGCCGACCCAACGGCAAGGCCCGCGTCAATCCCCAAGCAGTGCGCGATACCATCAAGGCCAAGCGTCTCGTGCGCCAACTACAGCAGCACGTCGACGGCAAGCGCGTGCTCACCATGGCGCAGGTGCGCGCCATCGACATCCTGCTGCGCAAGATCATTCCCGACCTGTCGCAGACCAACGTCACCGGCGAGCTCACCCACAACTACGTGGTCGAGGTGCCGCCACTACTGACGAAAAACGAATGGCTCGAAAAGTACAAAACGATCGAACACGCGCCGCGCAAGCCGCAGCAACTGCCGCAGCAGCCACTGCAGCAGCCCAACGTCGACGTGCCGATGCTACCGCTGCTGCCTCCGACCAAACCTCAATAGTCTGGTCGCCCGGCCTCAACCGCGCGCAGTGGGCGCTGCTGGAATGTCCCGTGTTCGAAATCTTCTTCGGCGGCGCTAGAGGCGGCGGCAAGACCGATGGCGTGCTGGGTGAGTGGCTGTCGCACGCCAACCGCTACGGCGAGAACGCGATCGGCTTGATGGTGCGGCGTAGTCGCACTGAATTGGTGGAAACGATCGAGCGCTCAAAGCAAATCTATGCGCCGATCGGCTGGAAATATAACGAGGTCGAGCACATGTGGCGCGGCCCTGAAGGCGCGCGCCTGCGCTTCGCCTATCTGGAGCGTGACGCCGATGCCGACATGTACCAAGGACACAGCTACACCCGGCTATATGTGGAGGAGATCGGAAACTTTCCAAGCCCTGCCCCTATACTCAAGCTCATGGCCACCCTCCGATCGGGCGCTGGCGTTCCTCCTGGGATGCGAGCAACCGGCAATCCGGGTGGCTGCGGTCATCACTGGGTCAAGGCGCGCTATATCGATCCTGCTCCCCGTGGGAACCAGATCATCATCGACCCACTGACGCATCTGGAACGCATCTTCATCCCGTCGCGGGTCGACAACAACCAGCACATCGACATCGAGGCCTACAAGCAACGCCTGCGCGGTTCGGGCAGCTCGGAGCTCGTGCGTGCCTGGCTCGACGGCGACTGGTCGGTCACGCTCGGCGCGTTCTTCGACTGCTGGGAGGACAAGCGGCACGTCATCGATCCGTTCCCGGTCCCCGGCCAATGGATGCGGTTTCGCTCAATGGATTGGGGCTCGGCGTCACCGTTCAGCATTCAATGGTGGGCGGTCGTGCAGGACGACTATCCACTGATCAAAGAGGACGGCACACGCATTCTCCCACGCGGATGTATGGTCTGTTACAGAGAGTGGTATGGAATGCGTAAGGGTCAGCCCAACGTCGGGCTGAAGATGACGGCAAATCTCGTCGGCAACAACATCGCGTGCTCGGAAGAAACACATGGAGACAATATTTCATATGGCGTGCTTGACCCGAGCGCTTTCGCATCGGACGGCGGACCATCAATCGCAGAACGGCTCGCCAGTGGATCAGGTGGAACGGTCTGGTTCCGTCGCGCCGACAATACGCGCGTTACTCGCAAGGGTGCGATCGGTGGTTGGGACATGATGAGGGCTCGCCTAGTTGGGGACGCCGAAGGCCGAGCGATGATGGTGTACTTTGCGACGTGCGTCGATAGCATTCGCACCATTCCATTTTTACAGCACGACCCAGAACGCCTCGAAGATTTAATCACAGATAGTGAAGATCATGCCGCGGACAGCGCACGCTACGCGTGTATGAGCCGCCCATTTGTGCCCACACTGGAGCGGAGCGAGAAAGAAACCGGCTGTGGATACACTTTATTTCGCGACGTGACAAAGCCAGGGGATTGGTTATCATGGTGAAATGCTCACAGCGGAACGGTTGCGACAGGTTTTGGATTACGATCCAACGACCGGCATTTTTACATGGAAAGAAACACTTGCCCGCAGAGCGCCCGCAGGATCAATGGCCGGCTACCTAGGACGCAATGATCACCGTGAATTTCTTATGATCGGCATCGATGGTAGGAAATATCAGACATCCTGGCTGGCATGGTTTTATATTCATGGGACATGGCCAAAGGCCCAGATAGATCACCGCGATGGCAACCCGCTAAACAATTGCATCGATAACTTACGCGAGGCGACTGGTAGTCAAAACCAAGCGAATAGAGGGCGGAACAAAAATAACACCTCCGGTTACAAAGGCGTGTCTCGGGACAAAAGCGGTCGATGGGCCGCATGTATCTGGAAAGATGGTCAAAAAATTTGGCTCGGTTGTCACGATACGGCCGAATTAGCACACATCGCATACTGCTGGGCGGCGCGCGAACTCAACGGCGAGTTCGCCCGCTTCGAATAGGAGATCACCATGGCAACCGCGGTGAAGCAGACAGGCGTATTTTCCACCATGCCGGCCGTGATCAACGCGGGCGAGGCGCTCTCAACCGTAGTTGACTGCGATGGTGATCTCGTCAGCCTCATCTTCCCCGACGACTGGACCTCCAGCAGAGCAACGATCCAAATATCGGCTGACAATATCGACTACTTCAACCTGTACCGGATGAACGGCGAGGAGGTGGAGGTCGAGGTGATCCCCGGCGGCGCGATCGTCATCGATACCGACATCGCCCGCACCATCCGTTATCTGAAGATCAGGGCCGGCACCAATGACCAGCCGGTCGAGCAGTCCGAGGACCGCACCTTTCTGGTCGTGCTGGTGACCGCCGACACCGCGCCGCCCGCCGCCGCCCGCTCCAGCGGCGCCAAGGCACCGGCGGCCCGCCGCAAAATACCGCGAAAAACCGCAAAACCACGGCGCAAGCACCGATAGTTCGTTTAATCCCTTTACACGAACCTGACCCGCCCCTGTGGCGGGTTTTTTATTGGGGGCTTCCTGTGCCGTCCACCAGTCCTAGCCAAGCGCGGCTGATGGCTGCCGTCGCGCACAATCCGGCCTTCGCCAAAAAGGTCGGCATTCCGCAGTCGGTCGGCCGCGACTTCAACCAAGCCGACAAGGGCACCGGCATCCTCAAGAAGAAAAAACCCAAGGTGCAGATCGGCAATCGCACATACCGGAGTGACTGATGGCGCTCGCAACCGGCTTCAGCAGCACCGGCTACAACACGGGCGGGGTGCTGCCGGGCCCGTCCTATGCGAGCAGCCTGCCGACCGACGAGGACGACGCCTCCGGTTACTGGTCGCTGCAGCGCATGCGGCAGGCCTACTCCACCTACCTGTTCAGCAAGCGTGCCGAGATCGATGAGCAGCAGCAGGCGCGCCGCTACCGCCACGGCGCACACTGGACCTCCGACCAGATCAAGGTGCTCAACGATCGCAAGCAGCCGGTGGTCACCTACAACCGCATCGGCCGCAAGATCGACGGCATCGTCGGATTGACCGAGCGGCTGCGGCAGGACCCGAAAGCCTACCCGCGCACGCCGCAGCACCAGGCCGGCGCCGACCTCGCCACCGCCGTGCTGCGCTACCTGATGGACGCGAACAAGTGGAAGGAGAAATCGCCGATCATTTCCGAGCAGGGCGCGATCGACGGCCTAGCCGGCGTCGAGCTCGGGCTGACGCGGGCGCCGTCGCGCGGCGCGCAGATGATGGGCGGCACATCGATGTCGCCCGGCATCGGCCACAACGGCGGGCCGCCGCTGGAGCCGCAGCAGCCCGACCTCGACGTGACCTTCAACGTTGTGGACAACGACGGCTTCTTCTACGACCCGCGCAGCTTCAAGCATGATTTCTCCGACGCACGCTACATGGGCGTCGGCAAGTGGGTCGACCAGGAGCTCCTCGCCGAGCTCATGCCGCAGTTCAAGGACGTGATCGAGAACGGCTCGACGCGCGACATCGACCTCACCAGCAACAGCGACAGGGACGCGCGCTGGTACCAAGACAACGGCGACTTCCACCAGATCAGGCTGGTCGACATCTGGTACCGCCAGGGGCGCGGCTGGGTGTGGTGCCTGTTCACGGGCGGCGAGAAACTGATGGAGGGGCCGTCGCCGTTCATGGACGAGTACGGCGAGACGATCTGCAAGTATCTGATGTTCAGCGCGACCGTCGATCACGACGGCGACCGCTACGGCTTTCCCCGCAATCTCCAGTCCGCGCAGGACGAGATCAACCAGCGGCGCAGCAAGGCGCTGCACGAGCTCAACAGCCGCCGCATCCGCGCCACCAAGGCGGCGATCGCCGACAACAACGTCGAGGCGCTGCGGCGCGAGGCATCGAAGGCGGACGGCATCCTGCTGTCGCACACCTCGATCGATGAAATCCAATTTGACGACCAGGCCAAGCAGACCGCGATCATGGGTCACCTCGAGTTTTTGCGTGAAGCAAAATCCGAGATCGAAAACTTCGGGCCCAACCCGGCGGTGCTCGGCGACGCCGGCATCAGCGCGCGATCCGGCCGCGCCATCCAGCTTTTGCAGCAGGCGGGCATCGCCGAGCTCGGCCCGTTCATGACCAATCTGCGCTCGTGGAAGATCAGGCTCTACACCGCGCTGTTCAATGCCGCCCGGCAATACTGGACGCAAAAGCGCTGGATCAGGGTCACCGACAAGAACGGCCAGCAGCAGTTCGTCGGCATCAACGTGCCCGGCAACGACGCGATGGGCATGCCGCAGATCATCAATCCGATCGGCGAGCTCGATGTCGACATCATTTTGGACGAGGGCCCCGACAGCGTCACCATCATGCAGGACACCTACGACGCGCTGTCTCAGGCGTTGCCGGCGATCGCGCCGATGCTCGGCCCCGCCGGCAGTCAGGCCATGCTTGAGGTGCTGGTCGAAGCGTCGCCGCTGCCGGCCGACGTGAAGGACCGTTTCCGCGCTGCTGCCCAGCAGGCGCAGCAGCAAGGCGGTCAGCCCGATCCCAAGACGCAGGCGGTGGTCGCCAAGACGCAGGCCGACGTCCAGGCCAAGCAGGCCGACGTGAAGATCGAGGTGGGCAAGGCGCAGCAGCAGGCCGTGCTGCAGCAGCAGAAGGCCGCGCTCGATGCGCAGTTGGCGCAGGAGAAAGCGGCAAATCAGATGCTGATCGAGCGCTTCAAGGCGACGCAGAAGGCGCAGATCGATCGCGAGCAGGCACTGGCCGGCCCGCAGATGCAGTTGCCGTTCCGATAACGAGCTCGTTGCCGACTGACGACATAGTCGGCCGCTCGCGCGGCGGTTATCCGCGCGTTCCCGCATCGTCTGGGCGACATCAGACGCTTCTCGTACAGGCCACGACACGGCCGAGGACCAACCATGAGCACCGAGCCTACTGACGCCGGTGGCGACATTGTCGTCACCGATCAACAACTGTTTGAGAGTGCGTTGAGCGATCCGGCACCGCAGCCGTCGCCGGCCGAGCCGCCGTCTGAGCCGTCCGCTCCGTCACCGGAGCCGGCGGCGCAGCCGCAGCAACCGCCGCAACAGCCGCAGCAAGCCGGCGCGCAGCCGCGCGATGCACAGGGACGCTTCGCCAGCCAGCAGCCGCGACCGCCGCAGCAACCGCAACCGCCGCAAGGCAACGGTCAGCAGCAGCCGCAGCCGCAGCAGGCGCCGCACCATGTGCCGTTGCGTGAACTGCTGGACGAACGCGAGCGCAGGTACCGCATTCAGGCCGAGCACGACCAGATGCGGCGCGCCTGGGACCAGTTGCAGCAACAGCAGCAGCAGGCCGCTTTCGCCGCCCAGCAACAGGCGATGCCGCAGACCATCTACGACAACCCCGACATGTACCTGCACCACAACGTCGTGGCGCCGCTCCGACAGGAGGGCCACATGGCGATGCTGCAGATCAAGGACGGGCTGTCGCGTGAAATGGCAAACGCGCAGTTCGGAGCGCAGAACGTCGATGGCGCCCTGCAAGCGCTGGCGTCGTTCCGCTACACGCCGGACGGCGACCACTTGTTCCGCCAGATCATGAGCTCGGGGCATCCCTACGGCGCACTCGTCAACTGGTTCCGCCAAGCGCAAGCACAGCGGGCGATCGGCCCAGACCCGAATGCCTGGGTGCAGAAGCAACGCAATGCATGGCTCGATGACGAGCAGATGCAAGCGGAGGCGGCCAGGCGCTACTACGCGCGACAGCAACAGCAACGCGGCAGTCAGCAACGTGGTCCCGGTGGTCCGAATGTTCAGTTGCCGCCTTCGCTGTCGTCGCTGCCGTCATCGTCGGGACGACAAGACGCAGTCGGCGATCTGAGCGACCAATCGCTGTTCAATTTCGCCATCCGATAAACCGGCCGCACTTCCGAAATGACCGACCCGCCGCGAGGCGGGTTTTTCATTTGTGGAAACGGCCATAGCAGAAAGGACCAACGGCCATGGCCGTTTCCACCATCCAAACCAACAACAAACTGATCCGCTTCACCCAGCAGATCAATCGTGAGTGGGTGCGCGAGAACATGTTCAGCCCGTACATGGGCGAGGACGTGACCAGCATCATCCGGCGACGGATGGAGCTCAAGAGCGGCGGCGAGCAGATGAACATTCCGCTCGTGACGCGGCTCACCGGACAGGGCGTCTCCACCGGCCCCCTGGTCGGCTTCGAAGACGAGATCGACGACTATGGCATGCGGGTGTGGATCGAGTGGGCCCGCAATGCCGTCGTCACCAAGAAGAGCGAGCAGCAGAAGGACAGTGCCGACACCTTCGGCGAGGCCAAGCCGCTGCTGTCGGACTGGATGAACGAGGTCACCCGCGACGAGATCATCGCGGCCTACATGGCGCTGCCATCGGAGAGTCAGCCGGCGGCCGGCGTCCGCGTCAACGGCATCCAGTACGACCTGGCGACCAGCGGAAACCGCGACACCTGGCAAACCAACAACAGCGACCGCGTGCTGTTCGGCGAGAAACTCAGCAACCAAGTCGCCGGCAACCACGTCAACTCACTGCTGGCGGTCACCACCACCGCCGGCAAATGCACCGCCGCCAACGTCTCGCTGCTCAAGCGGGTGGCGATGAACGCGAGCCCGCGCATCCGTCCGTATAAGACCTCGGACGGCTACGAGTACTACGTCGGGTTCACCGGGCTGTCGAACTTCCGCGATCTCAAGATCGATCTCGGCACCGTCAACAAGGACGCCCGTCCGCGTGAGGGTCGCCAGGTCAACGGCGCACCCGACAACCCGCTGTTCCAAGACGGCGACCAAATCTACGACGGCGTGATCGTGCGGCTCGTGCCCGAGATCAGCAAGTTCGTGGACAACGTCTGGACCACGCTGAAGACCGCCGGCGCGACGAGCTCGCGGGTCGAGCCGTTCTTCCTCTGCGGCCAGCAGAGCATGGCTATCGCCTACGGGCAGATGGCGAAGCCCACGTTCCGCAGCGAGGACGACTACGGCTTCGTCAAGGGCGTCGGCATCGAGGCCGCCTTCGGCATCGCCAAGATGTTCAAGAAGCATCCCAAGGCGGGCACCGCGCTCAAGCAGTGGGGCGTTGCGACTGGCTTCTTCTCCAGCGCTTCCGACTAACACCAGACGCAACGCGAGAAAGGAACAGCAACATGGTTGCGAACCTCCAAACCACGATCCCCGCACAGGACGTTGCCTTCCTGTCGGTCGAGCAGACCATCATCGGCACCCTCACCTTCGCCGATACGACCGCCAAGATCATCGGCGCCATCCCCGCCGGTGCAGTGGTGCTCGGTGCCGTGGTGGCGACCTCGACGGCGTTCAACGCCGCCACCACCAACAACCTCAACATCGGACAAACCGATCCCACCGGCACCGTCGCCAATGCCTACGCGGCGCTGCTGGCAATCGGTCCCGTTGGCACGATCGCAACGCCCGTCGCTGCGCTCTCCACCAACGTGCCGCTGTCGCGGCCGACCAGCATCACCGCGACCTACGTCCCGACCGGCGGCGGCCAGAATGCCGGCGCCGCCATCGTCGTCGTGCGTTTCGTCGTACCGCGTTAACGCCTGACTGGGGGCGGGGAAACCCGCCCCCTCTCTTGCGGAGGATCACTGCATGCTGATCACCAGCCTCGGAACGCTCAAGAGCGAGCTCGGCCGCTATCTCTTTCACTCGCGCTTTACGCCCGACTACGATACCGCGATCCAGAATTTCGAGAGCTTGGCCAATCGCCGACTGCGCACGCGCAAGCAGGAATTCCGCACGCTGCTGACCACTGACATCGGCGATACCGTCCCCGGCGATGCCGAATATCCAAACTATGCCGATGTTCCCGACGATTACTTGCTCTGGCGCAGCGTGCTCTGGCGCGGCCGCACGCCCTACGTCGAGATCGACTATGTGCATCCGACCTATCTGCAATCGACGTGGATCGAGCAGGACAGTGGCGACCCGAAAATCTTCAGCATCGAGGATGGCAAATTTCGCGCTCGCCCACAGGACGAAAGTCCCTTCGCCTACGAATTGCATTATTATCAGAAGATTGCTTCGCTCCTGAACCAGCCTGGCGCCGGCGATAACGCCACCAACTGGCTATTGAGCGATCATCCCGATCTTTATCTCGAGGGCGCGCTGTTCGAGCTTTTCCTGCTGGAGCGCAACGGCGAGGCGGCAACGGCACACAAGGCGCTGCGCGACGAAAAACTAGCTGAGCTCATCCAACTTTCGGCGCTCACCACCGGTGCAACTTCTTCCTTGGTGCGCGGCGAGGGCGCGGCGCTCGGCAGCGGCGGAGAATATTTCTGATGGCCTCGGATATCTACGATCAGGATGGCAACGTGTTGGCGTCGATGGAGCTATCCGAGCAGCAGCTTGCGTTGTTGGATAGGGATAGTGCCATCACCGTACGCTACCACACGCCGCAATTGCTGCGTGGCTTGCTAGGCGAGCGCAATGGCTCGTTCACCTTGCGCAAGACCGCCTCGCGGATCACCGCAGATGACTCGGACACAGTGCGGCAGTTTGCAGCCCTCATGCTTGACACTAAACGCGCGCGAGAAACCTGATGCCCAAAGTTCCGGTACAACTCGCCGAATGGCGTCCCGACATCGCGCTGCTCGATAATAAGTTCGCCGCCGACGTCGAGAACGTCTTCGCCGGCATCAATTCCTACAAGCCGATGCCGAGCCTGATACGGTTTTCTTCGACTGCGCTCACACCACCCGTTGTCGGACTAACCCAGGCGCGCGGCAATACTGGGACATGGAAAGTCTATGCCGGCACAAAAACCAAGCTCTACTCGTGGACGCTCGCAGGCTGGGTCGACCGCAGTGGCGGCCAGACCTTCACCGTACCAGCGGAAGAATTGTGGTCGTTTGCCCAGTTCGGCAACAAAATATATGCGCAGAACATCAACGATCCCTTGCAAGCGGCAGATGTCGATAGTGGTACCAATTTTACGGGCGTGACTGGTTCGCCTCCGCTTGCGCACAAGGTCACTCAACTCGGCGACTTTCTATTCCTGACCGGATACCCCAATAATCGCAGAAAGCTTATTTGGTGCTCCATCAATGACCCGACCGGCTGGGTACCGGGGGTCAACGCCTGTGACGAGCAAGAATTCCCGGACGGCGGCCCGATCCAGGGCATGGCGGGATCGGAGATCGGCTATGTGGTGCAAGACCGCGCCATCCGTACAGCGCAGTTCTTGCCCGGCGACACGACGTTCATTTTCAGCTTCACGCGCGTGCTGGTCGATAAAGGTTCGGTGAGTGAATTCGGCTTCGCCAGCGTCGGCAATGTGCTCTACTTTCTGGCCGAGGATGGCTTCTATCAGGTTGCGGGCAACCAAGTGAACCCGATTGGCCAGGATGCGGTCAATGAATGGTTTCTCGCCAACAGCGACGTCACCCGCCGCAACCTCGTGCAATGCATCGTCAGTAACCGGCCCTATGTGATGTGGGCGTATCATTCCTCGTCGGCGGCGCCGACCTACGACAAGGTCATCATCTACAATTGGGCAAACCAGCACTGGAGCCGTGGCAGCATCCGCGCCAGCGTGTGGGGCACGCTGGGCTCGGTCGACCTCGATCTCGATACTGATGGCCCGGAGACTGGCGACCAATATCTCGATAGCCCGCCCGCGCCCTTGCCGCCGAATGAGCCCAAGCCGCTCGACAGCTTCGCTTATATGGGTGGGCGCCCGAAAGTCTGTGCCATCGATGACCAGGGATTTCTGTGTGAGCTCAATGGCCCCAACCTGCCAGCCACCATGGAAACCGCCGAGGCGCATCTGGTGCCGGGCTCGCGCGCCTATTGCTGGCAAGCCTACCCAGTGATCGATGCGCCCAGTTGCATGGTGGCCGCCGGCACCCGCGAGCGGCTGCAAGACCCCGTGGTATGGCAACAGCCCATTGCATTGGAGATTACCGGATCGGCCACCATGTTGACCTCGGCGCGGCTACATCGCTTTCGATTGCTGACCAGCGCGGGCGATATTTGGACGCATGGGCAGGCTGTGATCGCCGACGCACAAGCGGATGGCACGGTAGCATAAATGGCTGACGAGCTCGTTCCGGTCCCGCCGTTCAGACGAGCATTCGACAGCGCCAGCAACCCTTACGCCGCGCGCAATGCGCTCGGGATCACGGCCGCCGGCGGCGGCCCGTTTCAGCCGCTCGACGGCGACCTGACTGCGCTTGCGGCGCTCACCGGCACCAACACGATCTACTATAGGAGTGGCACCGACACCTGGTCGCCCGTGACCATGGGCGCCAACATGACGTTCGCCGGCGGCGTGCTCAACTCCGCCGCAGGCGGCGGTGGCGGCATTCCCGAGGCGCCGACCGATAGCAAGACCTATGGCCGCAAGAATGCCGCCTGGGTCGATCTGGCGCTCAGCTATCAGCCGTTGGACGGCGACTTGACGGCACTGGCGGCGCTCACCGGCACGAGCACAATCTACTATCGCTCGGCCATTGACACCTGGTCGCCGGTGACCATCGGGACCGGCCTCACCTTCACGGCGGGCACGCTCGACGCACCTATTTTCTCGACCTCGGCCAAGGGCGAGGTGCCCGCGAGCGGTGGCGGCACCAGCAATTTCCTGCGCGCGGATGGCACCTGGGCAGCGCCGGCCGGTGGCGGCAATGTCACCGCAGTTGGCACTCCCAGCAACGGACAATGGGCACAGTGGACTGGCGCGACCAGCATTCAGGGCGTGAGCACGGCCTCGACGCCGTGGGTGCTCAAGGCCGGCGATACCATGACGGGGTCGCTAACCGTCACGCCCGGCAGTGCCAGTGGCTTGCAGATCGACGCGGCAGGAACGCAAGGCCGCATTATCGGCGCCGGCTCTGGCGCGAATGTCGATGTGTTCTTCGCGGCAAAGGGCACAGGCCAGCATGCTTTTTACACGAACGGGTTTACGACCGCACAAGTCTATATTTCGTCCATAAACACTGTCTCGGATATTTTATATCTTGGCGGCGGCAATGGTACGGTCGCCGCGTACAACATGTGGATGGGCAGTGGCGGCAACGTCAAAACCCAGACGCCGGCCACGACATCGAACGATACCAGCGTTGCCACCACCGCCTTTGTCAAAAGCCTGCTGGCCGCGCGCTCATGCTTCCAGGCAGTATCGTCAGCCAACCAAGTTGGCTTCACTGCAACAACCTATACGCAATGCGTCTTCAATACCGCAAATTTCAATGTCGGCAGCAATTTCAGCACCGCCAGCAACGGGATGTGGACGCCGCCGGCCGGCAAGGTGCTGATCAATGCCGGGCTGTATTTCACCAATCTGACCGGCAATGCCGACAGCTATATCGCCATCTACAAGAACGGGGCGATATTCCGGCAAGGCAAGTTTTACACCAACACCACCGTCCTCGGCATGAATATCAGCTTCATCGATAACGCCAGCGGCACCGACTATTATCAAGTCTACTGTTACCTCGGTGCCGTCAACGTGGGTGCCGGCGGCGGGACGCTCAATGCCGGGTCTTTGACCTACTTCGACGGATCGCAAATCTGACGAGGATACCAATGACGATCTCATACGCCGACACGGCAAATCTGATGAACGACCCGGAATTCCGTGGCCGCAGCCAGGTCGCCTGTCTGCGCTATGCCAGCTACATCAGCGGGGAGGACGCGGCAACGCCGGCACATGCCACGCGCTCGCGCTGGGCACAGGAAACAGTCAGAAACCCCATGGCATCGGTCACGCAGATCATGCCGGTGCTGGTGATGGATGACAAAGTACAGGCGGCCGGCAGCGCCATCACCGACAATGATTTGCAGAGCGCAGTAGAAACATCGGTCAATCTATTCATCTGAGGGTCACACGATGCCCGGTGAGAACATTCAAGATTGGTCGGTCACGGCAGCCAGCAATGGCACCGCTGACACGCTGATCAATTGGGCGGAAGGCATGCCGCGCGCCTCGGTCAACGACAGCGCGCGCTCGATGATGGCGGCGCACGCGAAAGAACGCAATCTGTGGAATGGCTCGATCGTCACCACCGGCGCACCCAACGTGCAAGCATTCACCTCGGGCAAAGGCTACACCACCATTCCCACCGGCTTGCGGGTCACGTTGCAGATCGGTGCCGGCTTGAGCAACACTGGTGCGACCACGCTCAACATGGATGGCACTGGAGCAAAATCGGTTGTGAGCGCAAGTGGTGCGGCGCTCGTCGGCGGCGAATTGCTGCAAAATCTGTATTTCGAATTTCTCTACAACGGCGCGGTATGGCTCATCAACAATGCACCCTCCACCGGAGGTGGCCAATTCTTGCCGGGAACCGGCGGCACGGTAACCGGCGATATAAATATCTCGAAAGCATCGCCAACCATCAGTCTCAACAAGACCGCGAGTGGCCAACCCGCAACGATCACGGGCACGCTCAATGGATTGTCGCGCTGGCAAATTCAACTTGGCGACGCCACGGCGGAAGGCAGCGGCGTTCTCGGTTCAAATTTTGATCTGATAAACTTTGATAACGCCGGCTCGTTCCTAAGCACGGTGCTGAACATCACGCGCGCCAATATCTGGACGGCAGCGGGCACCATCAATGTGACGGGCAATAGTGCTGATCCATTGCGGCTAACGTCGGCGGCCGGCAACAACTGCCAGATTTACACTGCCGTTCCAGCGGGTCGCACTTGGTCGGCCGGAACCACGACATCGGGAACGTACCTGATTGCCGACATCACCGGCGGCGTCGGGATGGTAGAAGTTGTCCAAGGTTACGGCCCGAGCCTGCTGGTGGGCAGCGGCATTCGTTATCAGGGCATCAGCGGCGCCAATTTCATCGGTTTTCGCTACAACGTGGATGTGGCAGGTACGCCGAGCGCGGTCATAGACAGTTCGGTAATATGGCCGATTGCCAATGCCACCTCCGACGAGCGCATGAAACAAGACATTGCGCCATCGACATTGGACTGTCTTGCCGAGATCGCAAAAATTCAGTTGTACGAATATCGCTGGAAAGAGCAGACCGCGCCGGGCGTATTCGAGCAAGCCACCGGGCCATTGGTGCCAGTCGGCTTCGTGGCGCAGCGGCTACTAGAAACCACACCATATGCCGTCGCGCAGGGCAACAATACGACAGCACCGTTCAATGCCGACAATCAATTTCAGCCTTGGAACATTCAAGCCAACAATATGATGGCGACGCTGGTCGGAGCGGTGCAGCAACTCAGCGCGCGCGTCGCAGCGTTGGAGGCACAACTTGCAACTCGTGCCAATCCCAACGCGGTCTGAATATCTCAACGCAACATTCAATCTCTGGTCACCATTCCTGCCGCGCATTGCGGCTCGCTCGCCGTGGTCGATCGAGGAGCTCCTCGGTAAGCTTTCGCGCTATGAGGTGCAGCCGGTACTCGTGGTCGATGGCAAGACCCCGGTGGCGCTGCTCGGTGTCAGCATTGTCGACGGCGAGGCCGGCACGCTCGACGCCGAGCTCGTGTGGCTGACCGGCAAGCGCCGGCATGAGTGGCAGCATCTGCTGGCCGAGCTCGAAAGCTATCTGCGTGAGCATGTGCGTTGCGTGAAATGCCGGCCGATCTGCCGGCCGGGCTGGAAGCGTTTCCTCGAAGCCAACGGCTACACGCTGATCCGCACCGATGCGGACGGACACATCGCCATGGAAAAGGTGCTCTGATGGGCGGCAGCAGTCAGCAACCGGTCACGCAGCAAACCACGCAGACCAAGGACCCGTGGAGCGCAGCGCAGCCGCATCTGTCTGGCATCATGAACCAGGCAGCGACGATGTACGGCGCCGGCACCGGCTATCAGCCGTACATGGGCAACACCACGGCGCCGTGGCTCAACGCCTACAGCCAGCCCGGCGTCAACGACATTTCCAGCCTCGCCAGCAGTGAGCCCTACGGCAGCACCAATCTGCAGGGGGCGCGCGCGCTCATGGGCGACCTCGTCAGCAATCAGGGCATGAACGCGGGGCTCACGCAGGCGGCGGGGCAGTTCAGCAATATCTACCAGAACGCGCTCGGCAACGAGAACCCCTACCTGCAGGGCGTCATCGATCAGCAGATGAACAAGGTGAATTCGGCGATGTCGGGGTCGGGCCGCTACGGCTCGGGTTCGCACGACGCCGCAATCGCCGCCGCCATCGCGCCGACCCTGGCGCAGGATTACGCGCAACGTCAGCAACTGCAGATGCAGGCCACCGGCGCGATGGGCGACATCTACTCGCAGGGACTGCAGCGCGCCGGCCAGGCGTCACAACTGATCCCGACCTTGGACGAGGCGCGCTACGGCAGCGCCGCGCATCTGATGGACCTCGGTCAGCAGCAGCGCAGCTACGACCAGGCGCTGCTCGATCAGCAACTGAAAATTTGGAACGCGCAGCAGGCGCTGCCGTGGGAAAGCCTGCAGCGCTACGCCGCGCTGGCGCAGGGGGCCGGCGGCCTGGGCGGCACGCAGATCACGAGCTCACCGGGCGCCACGCAGCCATCGAGCACGCAGCGCATTCTCGGCGGGGCACTCGCCGGCGCGGGGCTGGGTTCGGCGATCTTTCCTGGCGTCGGCACCGGCATCGGCGCGCTCGGCGGCGGCCTGCTCGGGATGATGTGATCCCCGCTTTCGCGAGGACAAGGGAGTGGAGCGATGCCCGGTCTATTCGACATGCTCGGCGGCGGTCAGCAGGACAGCTACGGCCAGGGCGGCGGCCTCGGCGGCATGTCCAATTCGATGATCGGCCTCGGCATGGGGCTGCTGCAACCATACAACCCGTGGGCCGGCACCAACGCCTGGACGAATGCCCTGCAGGGCTACCAAGCTGGTGCCGCGCTCGACCAGCGCACCCGCGCGCAGCAGCAACAGTTGGCGATGGAGCGGCAGCGACTGGCATTGGCGCAGAGCCAGGCGAACCGCGAGCCGGAGCAGTTGCGAATTCTGCGCGCTACGGGAGTTGATCCATCCAGCGCGGAGGGCCGCGCACTATTGTTTCCCAAGCAGACGATTTCGCCATCAATCCATTGGGAAACGCAGACTGATCCATATGGCGCATCAACGACGACGCCATGGCTCATAACGCCCGACGCAAGTTCGCCCAACGGCGTCAAAATTCAGAGGATCGACCCAAACACGGCACGGCAGTCAGCGCTGCCGACAAGCTCTGGCGCCGTTCCGTTCACGACTGCGCAGGGCGCGCCATCGGCGGACACAGCGGCTGACGAAAGCGCGATCCCGCCAGCCGCCACTTACGCCCAAGCGGGACAGCCCGATCGCGCGCCCATTCCTCCTGATGTCAATCCTAACAAGTATGTCGAAGAACTCAGCAAGAAGCGCGCCGATCTGGCGGCACAGCAAAAGGAGCGTGAGCGGGTGGCGGGCAACGTCCTCAAGATCGTAGACGGCCTGGAGGAGAAAACCCGCGATCCGCTGTTTGCTCAAGCGACCGGCCCCAACAGGGCGTGGGCGAGCAATCAAGACCCCAACACGCTCTGGCGGCAGATGTACGAGCGTGGCCAAGACCCCAAGGCACAGATGATGCTGCGCTTGGTCAAGCAGGACGCGCAGGCCATCAACAGCGAACTACAGCGCGCCTATCTTTCCGGGCAAGGCTCGGTGACCGAGAACGAGCGGGCGCAAATTTCGCAAATCCTTGGCGACATTGCCGGCGCGCGAAGCCCGGACGAGGCGCAGGCGATGCTGCGCAATGTGCGAACCATCATCGCGACGGCGGCACAGCGCGGCTACGTCGTGCCGGGGGCTCCAGCCGCAGCGCCTCCCACCAATGCCGTTACTCCATCCCCCGCCACGAGTGGCGCAGGCGCAACCGGGGAACCTGTGCGCGTTCGGACGCCGGCAGAGGCGCGGCAACTGCCGAGCGGCACGCGCATCATCCTACCGGACGGCAGTGAAGGACGGGTGCCCTAATGGCTGATGAATGGGCTGAATTCCGGGTCGGAAGCTCCGATGCGGGCGGCGATCCATGGGCGGATTTTCGCATCAAGCAGGACGCGCCCGTCACGGCATCCGGGCTTTACAAGGCCGCCGATGTGGGTCTGCAGGAGGGCGTCGCCGGCCTCGCCTCGCTACCGCGCACGATCGGCACCTTGGGCGCACAGAGCATCCAGGCGGCGAGCAACTATGTAGCGCGCAAGCTCGGCCTGCCCGAGGACACGCGCGACCTCGACAAGCAGAAGGGCATGGTCGAGCTCCCGACCTACGAGGGCGCGCTCGGCACCATCCGCAAGGACTTCGGCGGCCAGGACTACACCCCGCAGAACACCGCCGAGGAGTACGCCCGGACGATTGGCCAATTTGCTCCCAACGTCGCATTCGGCGGTGGCGGCCTAGTGCGAGGCGTGGTCGCCCCTGCGGTCGCCAGCGAGACGGCCGGCCAACTACTCAAGGGGTCCGGCTATGAAACACCCGCCCGCATGGCTGGTGCCGTACTGGGAGGCGGGCTTGCCTCGACCGCAGCCGACATTAGCCGCACTGCCCGTGGTTATCGCGGCGCGCCGACGCTCGCGGAGGTCGGCCCGGCGGTGGACAAGGGCTATACGGCCTTGCGCACGGCCGGCGTCGACCTCAACCCCACCTATGTCTCGCAGGGGCTGAACGACATCACCCGCAGTCTGATCAGTGGGCCGGATGCGCGCTCGCCCCGGAACATCCAAGGCACACTCGCGCTGTTGACCGACGAGGCCTCGGCGTTGGCACCAGCGGCGGCGCCAAAACCGGGAGCGATGGCGGCGCTTACCAAGGTGACCCCGACGGCACCGGCCGCCAAGCCGGCGGTGGATTTCACCAGGCTGGATGCGCTGCGGCGCGACCTCGGCGAGCTCGCCGCGGATTTCACCAAGCCGACCGAGCGGGCGGCGGCCAGAATTGCGCAGACCAAGATCGATGATCTCTTGGAGGCCGCCGGCAAGACGCCGGGCGCAGTGCTCAAAGGCGATGCCAACCTGCTGGCGCAGACGGCGAGCGAGGCGCGCGGCAATGCGGCGGCGGAATTCCGCATGCGGGTGATCGAGGCTGCGAAGGAGCGCGCGGCGGGGCAAGCCGGTGGCGCGCATTCCGGCCTGAATTTCGAGAACGCCTACCGTCAGCAATTGAACGCGCTGACCAAGCCGCCGCTGCGCGGCAAGGGCGCCTCGATCGCGCAGCAGGAAGGTTTCAGTCCATCTGAAATCGCTGAAATCCAGCGCGCCAGCCGGGGCACCGCGCTGCCAAACATCATGCGCTATGGTGCCAATGCGTTTGGCGGGGGTGGGGGCATTGGCGCATCAGCGGGTGCCGGCGGCATAGGCTATCTTCTTGGCGGCCCCGTTGCGGCTGTTGCCACGCCTGCTGCTGGCCTAGGTGCGCGCCTAGCCTCCAACGCCATGATGCGGTCACGCGCCGACTACCTCAACCGCATGATCGCGGCGCGTTCGCCGCTGGCGCAGCAGATGGGTTTCCGCGCACCGGGGCCGCCGGTCAACATGCCGCGGTCCAGCCTGTTGTCCCTCATCCCAGCCTACCAAGGAGGCGGACCATGAGCCCTGGTCCGGTCGAGGAAGCCGGCAAGGTTGCGCAGTCGGTCACCACCGCACTCGCCAGCACACCCGTCGTGCTGGCGCTCGTCGTGTTCAACGTCATCTTCATGTTGATGATGGGATATATCAGTCTGACGAGCAGCAAGCGCTGGGACGGCGAGGTCGAGCGATGGGCCCAGATCGTGCGCTCGTGCTTACCGCAGCAACAGTAATCCTGCTGATCATTCTCAGCACCTGTCCGCAGCCGCATTCGCAAGAGCCCGCCGACGACGCGATGACCGAGGAATATTTCCTGCAATCGTCGGAAACGGTTGCCGCGCTGTGCATGGACGCTGACACGCGCGAGAGGATACGCAAACTCCTTCTGGAAGCGCTCGATCAGAGCTTCAAGGATCACGTCGAGAAAATGTTCGAGACATGGATGCGGGTCTATTACGACGCCGAGCAAGTTCATCGCGCGCGTAGCGGCGTGCGCAACGGCATCAACGCCTACCTGCAAGCACGCAAGGGTGCGCTGAAATGGACACCGATGCAATGTTAGCGAGGCAAAGGATGAAACGGCAGCACAAGGCGCAGAGCGGGCTTGATCTCAAGAGCGACGACGGCGCGCCGCCGTGGCTCAACGTCATGCGCGCGATTACCGGACTGACGGAGACGCCGGGCGAGGCCGACAACGAGAAAATCATCGGCATGGCGCGCTACCTCGGTAAAAAATTCAGCGAGCAAAAATCCTATTGGGATCAGTATCAACACGACAGCACGGCCTGGTGCGGCCTGACGATGGCGTTCTGCATGGGGGCGGCGACACCCGATGGCATCAGCGGCCCGTGGGGACCGACCGACACCGACCGTGGAATGTGGGCGCTCGCCTGGGCGGACAGCGAAGACTACGCGCCGCTCGATGAGCCGGTGCTCGGAGCGGTCGTGGTGATGGAGCGTGAAGGCGGCGGCCACGTTACCTGTCTGGAGGGCGTCAACAGCGACGGCACATACCGTTGCCGTGGTGGCAACCAGTCGGACGCCGTCAACGTGCAGAACTACAGCCGCAGCCAGGTCGTCGCGCTTGTCTGGCCGAAAGCCTACGGTGACGTGCCGAGGCGCAGCCTGTCCGAGGGCGACAGCGGCAGCGATGTCGAGGAACTGCAGCAGCGGCTCGGCCTGGCTCCTGCCGACTGCGACGGCGACTACGGACCCACCACCGAGGCGGCGGTGCGCGGCTTCCAGCGCGGCTGGGCGCTTGATCCTGACGGCGAGGTCGGGCCGGCGACCTGGGCGGCACTCGATGAACTGCAGAACAAGGTCATGGGCGAACGGCTCAGTGCCAGCCTGATCACCGACATCAGCGACCGCGCGGCGCGCTCGGCCATCGCCAAGTATCCGTGGGAGGGCCGTGGCGTCACGCCGATGGGCTATGCCAAGGGCATGGCGCTGGCCTGGGCTATAGCGGTGACGGACTTATCGGCCGGCGAGGACTGGGCCGACGTGATGGCGGCGGGCGCGAGCGGCGACCCCGACAGCGATGTGCTGTCCTATTACAAGGACCATCTGCGCGAGCTCGACTGGGACTGCAGCCGGGCGTCGATCGACACCATGCGGGCGCTGTGGTGCATTCTGTGGGCGCTGGGGCCCAGGGAAAGTAGCGGTAACCATTTCTGCGGCAGGGATCAGAGCGCGGACAACACCGACGCGGACACATGCGAGGCCGGCGCCTGGCAGTGGTCATGGAACCTGGCCACGAGCTCGGACACGATCGGCGATCTGATGGATGAGTACTGGGCCGACCCGTCGTCGTTCCTTGAGCAATGGAACGAGGACGGCAACACCGACGCCGGCAATATCGAGAACTACGGCAGCGGTACCGGCGCCAGGTCGCAATGGCTGTCGAAATACTGCCCGGTGTTCTCCGCGCTGGTGACGGCGGTCGGCCTGCGCAAGCGGCGCAATCACTGGGGCCCGATCAACCGCGACGAGCTCGACTGGGAGGGCGTCGAAATTTGCGACGAGCTCCTGACGCAGGTTCAATCGATCATGGAGGGCGTCGACCCGACGCCCATCCCGCCCGACCCGCCCGAGGAGGTCGCCACCGTCAGCATCCAGATCACCGCATCAGGGCCGGTCACCGTCGTTGTCAACGGGACGGACATCAGCGACCTTTAATCATTTCACGTGCTTCCACGTTTTTCTCGCCCGTATATCGCGAGCGTTTCGCTGGCTGATCCCAAACTTGGTCGCCATTTCACCGATTTGGTCGTGCCGAGCCGCGCGGAGTTCCCGCACAGCGGCTTCGGTTAATTTGGCCTTGCCACTTTTCTCACCCCTCGCCTGGTTCCCGTTGCGAACCTTATCTTGCATGTTTTGCAGTTGGGTTCCCCAGTAGAGATTGGCCGGATCGTTATTGGTCTTGTTATCATCGCGGTGACAGCAGCGCATTCCACCAGGCCGAGGCCCAACGAAGGCCGACAGATAGAAGTGACCAATCTGTCGGCTCTCCTGTTTGCCGCCTCCGGCAAGGTTGACCTTCAAATAGCCGTGGCTGTCGCGGATCAGCTTGAGTGGCCGCAGATGGCGCTTGCGTCGAACTCGGAGCAGTGAGGAGACTTCATAGCAGTCTTCCCAGCCGGGGATCGGCTTCCAAATTTCACCAGCGGCAAGGGCTGTTGCCTCTGCGAGTGCCATGGCCTGTGCTTCAACGGGATGGCGCTGGAGGATTTCAGCGAGAACTTTTGCGAGGATTGCCTCGGCCTGTTTGCGGTCGGCGGTACCTGTGCTGCGGCGAACGCATTCGCCGAATTCAGTGCCCATGATGTACCACATATCACGCTTGGGTCTTTTCTGGAGTTCGAGCGCCATCACATCCCTCGTCGTGGGACACCAAAATAGCACCACTCCGCGCTTTCGCAAAGTGGTGCGCGTTTGGTGCGACCGCGGTGTTTTTTTGTTTCCTTTTTGACCCGTTTTGGTCCGTTCCGACATACAAAAACCCCCGTTTTACGGGGGTTTCTGATTTTGCCGATATTCTGCTCAAGGACATCGGTCAGGTCGAGAAGTGCCTATTTTATTGGGTTTTGTGAGAGTGCCGCAGCGAGTGGTGCAAATTTGGTGCGAGTGGCCCAAAAGAATTTTTTTCTAGTCGTCATCCCGATCAAACTGGGCGAGGAATTCGCGGTCGACCAACTTCGGCACCGACGCGATCCGCTCCAACTCCTCGCGGTGCTCCCTGATCAAAGGGTCGGTGAAGGCGTCACCGCGCGCCAGCAGCACCTCGGCGCGCAGGCGGATGAGCGCGAGCGGCCCCATCTTGACCGCCTGGCTGAAACGCTCGAACGCGTCCATGTCACTCCCCCACCACCTTGAGCGCAGGCGCACGCTGCGTGCCAACCAGGTGCGGTTCCAGCCCACCGACCCAGCCGGCGATGATGCGGGCGTCGGCCGGCGACACCATGCCGTCCATGTGGCTGTAGCGCTTCACCATCGACACCGACGACCAGCCGCCCAGCAGCATCAGCTTGAACTGGTGGGTGCCCATCTGTGAGTGCCAGGTGGCGAAGGTGTGCCGGCACATGTGCGGATGCACGTGCTTGAGGCCAGCGCGCTTGCACGCCCACACAAACGAATTGTGCACGTGCCGGCCGCCGACGCCCTCGGCGTCCCAGCGCGCATAAGGCTCGCCATCGGCCTTGCGAAACACCGCCCCGGTTCGGTGCGGAAGCTTGCGCAGCGCCGCCAATACGCGCAGTGACAACGGGATGGTGCGCGCTCGGCCATTCTTAGTCTGGTAGTCGTCGTCATCGTCGTCGGTCGGGCCCATGATGATGGCGTAGCCGCCGTCGAGATCGACCTCGTTCCAGTCGAGATAGAGTGCCTCCGACAGCCGACAGCCGGTGCCGATCAGAAAGGTCGCAAACGGGGCAAAATGCTCGCTACAGGCGGCGACAAACTTTTCCGCCTCATCCGGCCGCAGCCAGCGCGTGCGTCCACCGCCGACTTGCGGCCGATCAAAGTTCGGGACCACGCAGAGCCCGCGCTTGGCGGCATGCCGCATCACCGCGGTGATCGGCGTGTAGATATTGGCGATCAGCGTGGCAGGCTTGGCGTTAGGATATTGCCTCGCCAGTTTATCCAGGCAGTTCTGATCGATGTCGCGCAGCACCTTCTGCGCAAGCTCGGTGAGCTCCTGCGGCTGCTCGGCCTTGTAATCCTTGTAGAGCAGCCGCCGCAGAAAGCGCAAATCCTTGCCACCCTTGCCGGCCTCCAGATAACTGCGCGCGGCGTCTATGAACTTGGCGGTGGCTTGCGCGCCATAAGTATGACGTTCGAAGATTTCCTTGCGGCACTTGGCGAGGATTGCTTCCGCTTCCTTGCGGTCAGCAGTTCCCGTACTGCGGCGGACGTTCTCGCCAAACTCGGTTCCCATGATGTACCAGTCCTTGCGGCGTGGCCTTTTTTGCAGTTCGAAGGGCATTTGATCGCCTCGTAAAGCGCGCTGGTTTCAGCGCTGGTGAACAGCCAACGACCGCCCGCCTTGGGCCAGCCGAGGCGCTTCAGATGCTGGCGCACCGTGCGCTCGTGCATCCGCAACGCCGCCGCCGCTTCCTTCAAGGTCCAGACTTCGATGGGAGCGGTCATTGGTCATTCCCCGGCCTTATCACGCTATGTGATAAGCGTCAATGTCCTTTTTTCTGCACCAGGCTAGTTCAGATTTCTCCAGCATTTCCAGTGCGGGCGCTCGGCCTCGGTGAGGTCTTTGGGGGTGAGAAATCCCCGATGCACGGCGTCCTCCAGCCAGGCGCCGGCCTGGTCGGCATTCAGTTTGAGTTCGCGCATGACGAGGCGCAGAACCTCTTTTTCGTCGAGCCAGTCTATTTTCATCTGAGCTCCGTCAGCGTTGCGTGGGTCGCCAGCCTTGAACGGCTTAGTGATCTGCCCGGCCCCGCAGGCTGGCTTTCTGTTCTCGACCCCCACGCTGGCCGATAAAAGGCGGCCGGGCGGCTGTCATCTTATCTCTTTTCATCCTTGCAGCAGCAGCATGGCCCCCGCGTCGTTTCGCGGGCCCGGCCGCTCAGAGGTTTCATCGATCTCCACCGGGGAAGCACGCTTCGGCCATTCGTACTTCTCGCGCAGCGCCGCCTCGGTGGCGTCGACTTCGGCGAGAAACCTCATGCACTGTTTTTCGATAGCATCGATCACCTGATCGTGGCGCATGACGCGCACCACCGACAGCCGCATCGGGTCGGGGTAGTGCGGATTGTAGGAAACAAAATCACACCAGGCGCGGCCGGTGCATGCCATCTGGAACATCATCTGATCGAGGTATTGACCCTCGACCTTTTCCGGCCGCAGCAGCGTCTCCATGTGCGTCGCCGGCGTCGGGCATTTGATCTCAAGGAGGCCGTCGTCGCCGACAAATCCGTCAGGCGATGCGCCCGACATCGCGATGCTCGGGTGCTCGATGAAGCCCACCTCGATGACATCGACGTTGCGGAAGAACGCATAGGCCGCGCGGGCGTCGGGCTCGAGCTCGCTGCCGGCGAGCATGGCGGCGGACTGATAGGACGGGAACGGCACGCCAGTCATTCGTTCCAGCACGAGCTCCGCGAGATACTGCTTGCGCACGGCCGGCACGCCGCCGGTGCGCAACACAGCCATCCAGTCGCTGGCGCGTGAGGCGGTGGCACGGCCGAGGCGCGCGGCGTGCCATTCCGGCGTGTGTTGTTTCATAGGCCGCGCTGTTGTTTGATGTTGAGCGCAAGCCGGTTCATCACAGGCTGATATTTCGAGCGCGGCAAGTCCTCCAGCTTGGCGATATCGATCGCTGGCTCCTCACACACCCGTTTCTCGGTTTGTCCGGCCTGTTCGATGCGCTCACGCAGATACTTGAGCTCCTCGGCGGTGATCACCTCTTCCGGCTCGCCGCCGTCGGTGTCGGTGGTGGCCGAGAGCCCGAGCGCGGCCTTCAGCGTGTAGCGGCAGAGATAGGTCAGCGCGGAGCCGATCGCCTGGATGGGATTTTTGGCGCCGCTGGTGTCGGCCGGGCCGGCGAGGCTGTTCTCCTCGAAATATCCATCGCGGTGCTCGACCCGGCAGGTGACGATGATCACGTCGGGGCGAGCGTCGGGCACCTTGGTGCCCCAGCGATAGGACAGTCCGTGCTTGGAGAGGGCCGGCACCACCTGGCGCTCGATGTCGTCCAGGGTTTCGTAGCGGTAGGCGGGCCGGCCCTGGCCCATCCGCACCTCGCTGGACTTGAAGATGGGGCCGATCTCGGCGCGCGCCTTGGCGATGGCCTGATTGAACGCCTTGCGCGCCTCATTGCGCTCCCAGCGTTCCTGCATGTTGAGCAGCCGCTCCAGGGTCATCGGGTCGGCACCGTTGGCGACCGCGCGCGCGATCATTTCCATCGGCGTGGCCGGCAGCGTCGGCAGATTGGCGTGCGGTTCGTCGGTCATGTTACAACCTCTGCTGGTCGCGAACGTTCGCGCGGCTTTAAGCAGCCCATTCTTCGCTGCGCGTGTAGTCCAGCTTGCGGACACCTTTGGATCGGTTTGGTGGGAATGGCGCAAAGTTTCTCGGGCGGCAGAAGACGATGCCGCCCGAGAAAGTCCGCCTCTTTGCGGGCAGCTTCAGTGCAGCCTCGGCCATGGTCAGCCTCCCTTCTTCATTTCCCGCTCGATGTCGCGGATGATGAGATCGCAGGAGGTGTTGAGCATGTCGCGCAGGTGCGCAATTTGGTCGACCAGTTTTTCGCGCAGGGTCGGCTCGGCCGGGCGCTCGGCGTCAAGTTCCTCCAGCGCGCTGCGGCGGACGCGCGTGCGCTCGCCGGTGTCGTCCCATTCCACCAACACCTCGCCGTCGCTGAATTCGCTGACGATGCGGCCGACCGTTTCGGTGCCGACCACGTAGTCGTTCCTGACGCGCACGCGCATACTTCTGCTCCTGGGATGCGCGAGCGTATGACACGTAGCGTGCGAGAACAAGCCCAACTATCACAGCCTGTGTGTAGCGGGGATCAATTTTTGATTTTGGCAATTTTTCTGGTGGCCTTGGCGGGGTCGAAGCCGATGGCCTGAGCGAGCGCCAAAAACTCCACGTAAGCAATGCGGCGTTGCCCGCGTTCGATCATGGCAACCCACTGCTGCTGCTCGCCGAGTTTGTTGGCAACATCGATCTGGCGCAGCCCGGCAGCGCGCCGTTTTGCCCTGATCAGTGCCACTAAGGCGGCATGCTGATTGGTCCCAAGAACCTTCACGCTTGCCATTGAAAATGGTTCCCTCGCGTACAACAAAAAAGATGGGTGACTTACACATAACGATGGCGTTAAATTTTGGTTGTCATCTACCGGACACATCAACCCTCAATTGGTAGCCACAGGCAACCAATTCACCCTCAAAAAACCGCTAGGGAGGCAGTCAAATGCACGACCAGCAGCACAAGAGCGATGGCCAACTCAAGGCCGAGTGGGACCGTTTCCGCGCCACCGAGCTCAAGCAATTAATCTACCCGCAGTCTCCGGTGCTGGCCGATGCGCTTAAGGTCTTGGAGCAATTGCATTTGGGCATCGAATGCCTCTATGCGGCAGAAGAGGCGTGCGGGCAGGTGACCGCGTCGTGGCGCGCAATGATGCTGATCTGCCGTTGTCTGAGCGAGTTGCAGGCGTATTGCAGCGACAAGCAGCATGCGCTGGAGATATTGCGCCTGCTGCGCATCGAGCTCAAATTTCAGTATCAGGAGGGGGTGCAGTGCGAATTCAGCGGCGACCGCGAGCATACGTTGCGGGTGGTCAGCTGCTAGGTTTTCTGACCAGAAGACGTTGGATTTCTTCGCGTAAACGCAGGCTGGCATCGCCGCGATAAATCCAGTCCATGGTGAGGCTGCAGGTGCGGCAGAGTTCAAGCGCGTGGTCGATGCTGATGCGGCGGCGGGCCATTTCGTAATTGGTGTAGGCTGACCCGTGCGAGACTGACCCCATGCGCCGGCACATTTCGGTGGTGGTGTGGCCCAGTGCCTGACGGGTGATGGCAAGCCGTTCGGCAATCGCGTGCAGCGAGGTCGGATCGAGGTTTCTGCCGGGTCTGGCGGCTGGCACCTTGCGGCCCCCTATATCTAGCCCGGAATGGGCCAGTGTTCCTGCATCACAATATGTGATAAGTCAAGCTACACACAGCGTGAGTTGACCTAATGACACGCTGTGTGTAAGTGTTGCTCGGCATGCCGACACAGAGCACCAGAGAGGCCATCACCGCGCTCGGCGGTGTCGTCGCCGTCGCCAAGTTGTGCGGCGTCGGGCGCAACGCGGTCAGCAACTGGTATCGTCGCGGCTTCCCGGCCGAGACGTACGCCATTCTCGCTCCCCGCCTGCGCAAGGCCGGCTGCGAAATTTCGCCGACGCTGTTCCGGCAATACACCGGCGCGCCGGTAGCGGCGCCACTCAAGCTCAAGCGCAAGGCACGCAAGGCGCGGCGCAGGAATGGCAGGCGGCAATGATGCATCTGCTGGAGGTAGCGGCGCTGGAGACGCCCATGATGCTGTCCAAGTCGGGACTGCATCCCTACGAAGAAATGCTGCTGTACTGCTTGCGCGAGTTCAAGACCCGCGGGCCCAAGTCGCGGGCTGCGGTGCTGGCGGGCGATGTGATTGCGTTGTCGCAGCGGGTGCCGGTTCGCATGCTGGCGCACGGCTTCAACAAGAGCGAAGCGCAGGTTGCGCGCGACCTGATCAGGTTGGATCGCGATCTGGAGTACGGCCGACCGACGTAGGGGTGCGAATGCCCAATCTGCACACCGACACGCCGTGGACAAGCGAGCGGTGCGAGGTGTTGCGGCAGTTGTGGGGTGAAGGTTTTTCGGCCGGGCAGATTGCCGCCGAGCTCGGCGGCGTGACCCGCTCGGGTGTGCTTGGCAAGGTGCATCGGCTCGGGCTGGCAAAACATCGCGGGCCGGAATTCAGGCCTGGTCCGCCGCGACCGCGCCGGCAACGAGTGAGGCGCCGCATGTTGATACCGACGCCACCGCCGCTGCCGGCACTGCGCGCGCAGCCGCGCCGGCTGCAACTACTGCAGTTGCGCGACCACCACTGCCGCTGGCCGATCGGCGACCCGCACGGGCATGCGTTTTATTTCTGTGCCGCCGATCGCGTGGCCGGCGTGCCGTACTGCCCGTTCCACATGGGCAGGGCGTTTGCCAAACCACGGGGCTCGCAATGACCAGTCGCAAGGCGTTCGGTGCGATCCTTGTGGAGTGCGCGCGCCTGGTGGATAGCGACGGCAACAATTCCGTCACGGTGGAGTTCAGCAACATCCACGACGAGGCGATGGCGCACCGGCTGGCGATGTGGATCAACCAACTGCTGAAGGACCACCTGCAGGAGCTCGGCAACGAGGTGATCCAGCCGGCGTCCAAGGAGGCGCACTGATGGGTCACCAACGGCTCGACAACGGCGAATACATGATGCGGGCGTATCGCGCGCTGGCCGAGCAGCAGCAGGCACTCAACCAGACGAACCCGTACCTGCCGGGGACGCCGGGCGAGCGCGAGGCCGAGGACGTCACTGGGCTGCGCCTGCTGGAGGAATTTTTGGCGAAGCGGAAACGTGACCAGGGAGAGTGACATGGCGATCAGTGGAAACGGCCAGGAGCTCGAAGCGCTGGAGCAGCAGTGGCTGAGTGGACAGCCGATGAAGGCGCCGCCGCCGCCGGTGCAGGCCGAGGCCGCGACGGAAACCTACGACGCGATGATGCGCGGACGCGACACGGTGCAGATGCTGCGCGACATGGCGCGCTACAACACCGACGTGGCCAATGCGATCGAGCGCACGATGGCCGCCTGGCATGGTCACACCCGCCGGCTGATGGGCGAGCTCGGAAAATGACGGGCAAGATCAAACATTTCCTAGTCAGCGTCCCGGTGGGTGGTGGCTACATGCACGGCTATGTGATGACGAACGACGAGCGTGTGCTTTCGCGCGTCGGCGAACATCTGATCGAGGAGGCCGAGAAACGCGGGGGCAGGTGTTGGCCGCCGATCATTCTATCGACGCGGCTGGACGATGGCTGGAAGATCGTGCGGGAAATTATCAACAAGCATTGCGGCGCGGGTCCGCGCAAGCACTGGAAGAAAGTCAGGGACTTTCATCTGACCGGCTGGGCCATGCGTGACAGCGAGGCCGACAATGACCGTCTGATGGAGTTGCATTGATGAAGCGCTACAGCATCATGGTGGTGCAGTACGGCGCCCGCGGTGAGAGCGAGCTCTGTCAGGTCGAAAGCGACCCGCATGCGGTGGCGAAGGCGGCGGCCGAGAAGATGCTGCGGGTGAGTGCCGGCAATCGCATGCACTACACCGCCAAGTACACCTCGGTGCGCGTGATCGATCACGAGGAGACTCGCCATGAGTGACGTACCGCGCGCCAAGGCGATCATCGATGCGCTGCTGCGCCTGCACGACATGGACCCGTTCGTGCGCAAGGGATTGAATAGTGCGCGGGCGCTGCTCGAGCGGGAACGGCCGGCATTTCGGGCGCGGCGCAGCTTGCCGACGATGACGCGTGCGGACGTGGCCGAGGCGATCGAGCTGCGCCGGCGCGGCTGGCCGCTCAACCGGATTGCGCGCCATCTTGGCACCAACATCGGGCGCGTCTCGGAGGCGATCAATGGCCACCGCGACGGCATATAGCCTGGCCGAGCTCGTGGCCTGCGCCGAGCGCGAGCTCAAAATCCGCCTGCGGGTCTATCCTGGGCGGGTGATGGCGGGGCGCATGTCGCAGCGCGAGGCCGACCGGCAGATCGAAATGATGGCGGCGATCGCGGGCCGGCTGCGCGAGGTGGCCGAGCGCGAGCGCGAGCAATTGCTGCTGGTGTAGTCCACAGCCTTCCACAGCCTCCCACTTACTTTTCGCACGCGCGGTGCGAAAACCTTTGACCGCGATTGCGAACCAGTTCTCCATGGGCGTGCCGCCGGGACAGCGGTCGCTCCGTTGCCCATTCTCCAGCGTGGGCTCACCGCGCGGCAACCTGCGCTGGAGGGCCCGATGCTCAAAATTCCTGGCTTTTGGCCGCCAATCGACCCTAACGACACCGATCTGCCGATCGATTTTTGGTCCTACGGCGACAACCTGCCCCATCCCGAGCGGGTAAGCCCGGCGCAGTGGCGGCGATACTGGCACAAGAAGGCGGTCCAGCGCGGGCTGATCACCGAGTTCTCAAAGCCCCGCCCAGGTTGGTGGAAGGAGAAACATCGGGAGGGCGCATAGTGGCCGGCGTCGTGCCCTTCTACGTCGACCGCTGGCTTGCGGGCACGCGCGGGCTCTCGCTTGAAGAGCGGGGTGCCTTTGCCGACTGGATTGCCAGCTACGGCGCCCGCGACGGCGTGTTCCCCGACGACATCAAACTATTTGCTGAAGTGTGGGGATGCGATCCGAGGGTCGCGCGGCGCCTGCGGGCACAACTTCTAGCAAAGGGTAAGCTCTATATTGACGGAGAACTTGTCCATAACTTCCTGGCTAAGTCCGTCGTAGCAAAAGTAATAGGCAAGTCCGCTGTACGTGCAGATGCAGCATTCAAAAGATGGAAAAACCATAGAGAAAACAACGGGGGGCACAATGCAAATGCATCTGCAAATGCATCCGATGAAACCATGCAAATGCATATGCCTAGCTCTAAAACACCTAGAGAGAACTATTCTTCCCTCGGAGAGAGCCAGCAGACCCCCCATGTGGATAACCCACCGGAGGGCTCGCGAGCTCCGCTCGCCGACGGCTCGCTCGCTCGCCCTCCTGAAACCCTCGCCGACCTCAACCAGCGCATGGGATGGTCACCAGCAGGTACCCGAAAGCCGTTCACGTGAAACACCGCAAGAAGCTGTCCAATGAAGAAAGTTCGCCAAACCCCTTTACAAAAACCGGGGGGTCAAACCGACCCGCAACAAGGGGCCCCAGCCCAACCAAAAATAGCCGGGGGGTATCTCACAGCAGGCGATAATCCGTTTGTCGGACTGTCAGGGTGGAGGAAGGCCGGCGGCCCATTGATGCCCTCGCCCCCCATAGATGCCCAATCCCCGAGTAGGGCATCTATGGCCCCAGAGGGCATCTATGGAGCCGGAAAGGCCGCCAGCTTGCCCCCGAACACTAACGCACGGGTGTGGGGCCCGCGCCACCTCCTCGATGGAACGGGACTGCTGACCACCCGCTCGCATACCGGGGGGGGTCGAGGACGGCCGGGGCCCCTGGCGACCGAGGCCGAGGCGCACCAGGCGCGCACCACTCGACGTGACGTCATGCAGAAGCACAGCAATATCAATGGGTTATCCAAGCCGCCGATGTCCTTGCATAGGACATGGGCAGGCTCAACCGGACCATTCGGCTACCGGGCTACCGCGCGGACCGCCTGGCCCACTCGCGAAAGGACGGCGTTTCCCTTGACACCGGGCCAGTCACTTAGGAGACGGATTGGTGACCCGAGGGCTGTGAATAGCACGCCGTTTCTTAGTGATTAGGAGGCGAATGGCGAGTTTTTTCACTGGATGTGAGATAGATTTAGTGGCCCGATGGAGGATGACATGGGTGAGGAATTACGACTGCGGCATCGGTGTCGGAACCCGCGTTGTGGGACGACTTTGAGGGAACCGCAGGAAAACCCGCACGCGGCGTTTTGCTGTCGTGGGTGTTTTGAGCAATATCACCGGCGGCGGTGTGTGGTTTGTGAGCGAGAATACGACCGGTCGGGGGAGCGTGAGCGCTGGCTTTGCGGGCGAAACAAGTGCGATCGGGACTATCGAAAGTTTCCCATATTTTATCGACCTTTTCATTTTGGGGCTACACGGACCCTCAAAAGCGCGCTGGCGAGCAAAGAAAGCCGCGAAAAACGTGGGTTTGAACTGGCGACCAAGTGTCTCCGAGCCTGGCGCTGGGTTGAGTTTCCAAAAGCATTGGACGATTGGGAGTTGGAAGACGCTTCTGGGAAATGCTTAGCGGCACTCCGGGAGGTTGAGGCGGGCAGGTCGTGGCGTGTGGTTTATCCGAGGATGTGGCCGCGCCCTCCGGTTGAGCCGTTGCTGGCGGCGAAGCATCGGGCCGAGAATGCGGCGTTATGGGCATTGCCAAACGCGAGGCGCTGACGGTGCGTAGGCGGCGAGGACGACCGCGCAAGAGTGGCCCGCGGACACGGGGAGGACGGCGGCGGTTGCCGGCGGTGTCGACCCGTGAGATAGCCGCGCAAATGCCGCATCGGCGCGGGCTCGGCGAGCGTGCCGTGGACCAGCGGGCCGAGACGGAGCTCGGCCGGCTGGTGCTACGCGGTACGCTAACGGCTGATCAGGGACTGGCGGGGGAAACATACCTGGCACTGTGGCGTGGGTATGTCTGGACGCTGGCTGGGCCTGCCGAGCTCGCGCAGGGTGGCGGGCATGGTTTCACGTGTGACGGCTGCGAGGTGGTGCAGCACTGCCGCTGCTGGTTCCGGCGCAAGGTGTACGAGGAGGCGCAGCGTGCGCTGCTGAAATGCGGGCATCAGGTCAGCGTGCTGGTGACCTGCGTGGTGGTGCACGACCTGCCGGCGCTCGACCTCGACCTGCTGCGCATCGGCCTCGATGCGCTGGCGCGGCACTTCGGACTACTCATTGGGAGGGATAAATGCGGGCGGGCAGGAAGCGCAAGATCGGGCACCGGTTTGCAAGCGGGAAACTAAGAGGCGCAACGCACAAGTGTCCCGGCCGGGCAGCCGTTTACGTGATCGAGATTGCGGACGGCTTGGTGAAGATCGGGGTGACCGCGAGCACGCGCAGCCGTGCGATGCAGATCGACCGGCTGCATGAGAATTCCGCGCTCGTGTGTTGCTTCTGGATGGAGGAGACGGAGGCGCGACGACTGGAAAAGGCCATTCACGCCGAATTCAAAGGCAAGCCGTTCCATGCGAGTGGCGAGAAATACTACCTCGATGCCGAGACGGCCATCGCGATGATCAAGGCAAGGCTGGGAAGCGAGAGTGAGATCGTGGGGCTTGAGCGGTTCGACTTGACACCCGAGAAATTCGATTGCAATTATAGATCATCTACAGGCATGACCAGGGATGGCTACGTCGCTCGCACTGGACGGCGCAAAAGATATTCACCCGGCCCGTGAGCCGGGTTTTTTGTTGACCTCATGCAGGCGCAACTTGGCTTCGACGATGGCGCGGATGTTGGTGAGGGCGACGCGCAGTCGGTCGGTGTAATCGCTGGGCACGTCCATGTTGCTGAGGGCAACGACCTGATCGATAAAGCCGTCGTCGCAGCCTTCCAGCAGGGTATCGACGTGCTGCAGTATTTTGCGTAGATCGCGCGCTGTTGAGCGGCGGCGTTTCATGCATACCTCCGCACGTAGATGCCCGAGCTCGTGGGATGATCACAGACGTAGCACGTCTCGACCTCGGGCTCGCGCATGCGCACCGGCTCGCGCTCGCCTTCCTGCTTGCGCCAGCACTCATCGCAGATCGGCACGGTCTTGATCATGGGCTTTATGAGCAGTCGTAGGCGATGAATGTGAGCTCGTGGCGGATGCGCTGCTGGAACTCTCGCCTGGTGGCCAGGGTTTTGTCGTCGGGCATGTCGTGTTTGATGCTCTGCACATCGATCGGCTGACGGTCCCACAGAATTGCGAAATGGAATTCGTCGCGCCAACGCTCGATGTTCTCGGCGATGAACTGTTCCATGGCGTCAATCATTTGCGTAGCTTCGCCGCCATCGCGCGGCAGTCGGCGGCGGCGTGGTCGATCTGCAACAAGTCATCGCGCACTAGCCGATCCGCCAGCGCGTCGAGGAAGGCGGCGGCTTCCGCAGCGTGGTTGAGCACAGCGAGGATCGCGGCGGCAATCTCCTTGTTCTCTGCCGTGCAGATATGTCCATCGGCGTCGGCAATATCACATTCGCGGTAAAGCTCGAACGGCGGTTTCATGTCTCACCTCTCAGTTTCTTCGCCATCGCGCGGCAGTCGGCGGCGGCTTCGGCTTTAGCCCAGTGTTCGGCTTGTTCGCCATAAATCGGCATGTGCTCGATCCTATCCGCCATCCGGTCGAGGAAGGCGGCGGCTTCGGCGTTGCACACAGCGAGCCGGTCGGAAACCTCAGTGCGGAAAGCAAGCTGGGTGTGCAGCCGCTCGATCTCGGCGGACAAGGCGTCTTCTCCGTCCTTGCGGGGCTTTCCTACGAAATGCCTAAAGTCGCTCATGCCTTCTCCTCCCCCTCATAAAATCTAGTCGTCAATGGCGGCCCCTTGTTAACTGCTGTCCAGTGTACCTCCAGCGTAAGGACGTGTTGCCAAGCGTCGCCCGCCCAGTCGTCGCCCTGTGCGATACGCCGATCTTTTGACGGCAATCTAATCCAGTCGCTCATGCCTTCTTCCTCCAGGGCGCGGAACTCTCGGATTGCAGCATCAATATTGGAGTTGAAGCAGGCGGGGTTGTCGTTCAGGGCGTCGAGGCGCGAGATAAATGCCCGCAGCCGCTCGATCTCGGCTCGGTCGCCG